GCGGTCGCAGTGTTCGTTGTCGAAATGCTCATCCGATTGGAGCAAGAACCACTGCTCGCACGGCACTTTCGGCCACTCCATGCGGATGGTGGCGACGTTTTCTTCGTTGTCGTAGGACGACACGAAGCCGAGTGGCTTCGTCGCGGTCTTCGTGCGGCTCATGTGTGTTCCTTAGTGGCGGACGCGGCGGTAGTCTGAGCGGCCCGCGAAGGCGGCGCGGGGGCCGGGGGTGATGGGACGCTCGCGGTCCATGTCACGCTCGATGGCGGTCTGACGCTGGATGGCAGGCTCCAGACGGCGGAACTGCTGCAAGGCCGTCACCAGCATCGCCAGCGCGTCGATCTTGCCGTCTTCACGCAGCACGCTGCGCACCACCTTGCCGTCGCGCTTCTCGGTCTGCTTGATGTTGGCAATCTGGTACTGCAACTCGTTGTAGAACGAGTCTTCTTCACGCAGGTCAGGGCGCAGCGTCTGGGGGTGCATGACCAGCCGGTGCGAACCCATGATGGATTGCAGGCTGGTGATGATGCGGTCTTCCTTGTTGCGCGTGCTGTGGATGCCTTCGACGCGGCAGGTCCAGCCCTCGGGAAAGAGCGGGTCGCCAGGCTGGGCGTGATGGCGGTGAATCAGCGTCTCCAGCGTCTGCTGGTAGATGCCCGTGGTGTCGAAGTTCTTTTCAAACACCACTTCTTGCACGCGGTATTGCTTCAAGAGCAACACCAGTCGCTCGATGGTGGGTTCGTCCACGCCGCCTGGCAGGCCGTCCACCAGATGCACGAAGACCATGCCGCCCAGCGTGCTGCCGATGGCGATACCCGTTTTGTCCTTGCCCTTGCCGCTGGGGTCGATGGCGGCTTTGGTGGCGAAGGGGCTGGCGAACTCTTTGTCCACGAAGATGGGGCCGTGGAGCGCATCGTTGCCAAAGCCAAGGCAGGGGATGCTGGTGATTTTCGTGCTGCCGTTGTTGTTGCTGGTGCCCCACGAGACACCCAGCGGCAACTTGCCGGGGGGCGGGGGGAAGTCAAAGACGATGAGGTCACTGAGACTGAGCGGGCGTTCTTCGAGTCCGCCAAGGCTCACGGCCTGCTGCTGCTCACGCCAGAACTCGTGCTTGGCCGCGCGGCGTTCGGCCACTTCGGCGGGCGAGAAGCGAGGAACCAAGAGTGTGCCTGGCGCGAGGTCACGCATGAGGCGTTCGGCGGCGGGGGCCAGCATGTACGGGCCAGGCTCACCTTCGGAGGGCACCAGCAGCGGGTAGCAGAAGACGTTGAACCCGCGATCCTTGAAGGTGCGAACGATGGATTCGTCGTGCTTGGGAGTCTGCGTGACGATGATTTCGGGCGCGTCCACGGCATCAGTGGAGGCGGGGTAGATGATGTTGGTGCCTTCGTTGGTCTGGGCTTTCAGCGTCTCGCGGCCCTCGACCGTCACCACGTTCTTCTTTGTCTCCACGTCGTCAAAGAAGATGCTGTGGGCGCGCATGGATTCAAGGCTGGCGTTGATGCTGCCGACGCTCACGCTGGGCTGGCGGTTGGGCAGCGCACCGTGGACGTTGAACGACAGGCGGTTGTCAACGTCTTGGCCCTTGGGAGCCAGGTCTTGCAGGAACGGCAGGCTCTCCAGCATCTCGCGGATGAGGAACAACGTCTTGCCCGCGTACTTGTCGTTGTAGTTGACGATGATGATGCGGCGGTTGCGGTCGCGGCGCAGTCGCCACGTCGCGAGCATGGTCACGCCGTAGGTCTTGCCGATACCGCGCGGTGCGCAGATGACGCGGCGCGGATGCCCGAACGCCATGTCGCGGAACATCGCGCGCTCGTAGGCTGTGAGTGCCTGCTTGGGCCACTTCATCAGTCGAAAGCATTCATCGACGTAGAAGTCCCAATCATTCACGATGCGAGTGAGGTACTCGCGGCTCAGTGGGTGACCCATGTGTTATCTGACAATGCGTGGTTTTTCGAGCGGGATGGACGCTGGTGCGGAGAAGTCGGGCGCTGCGTCACTCGTGGGTGACGCTGGCAGTGCGCGGGGGATGCCCTTGACCACATCGTCAATGACGTTCTCGATGTTGTCGTTGTGCTGGTAGCCCATCGCCACCACGAAGTCCTTGACGGCCTCGAACATCTTGGCATCAGGCGAGACACGCACGACGCTGCTGTCTGGTGCGATGACTTCCTTGCCATGCACCATGATGTCGTGCATCTTGACAAGGGTGGCGTTGACCAGTTGGCGCGGGGTGACCGTGCGCTGGGCTTCGGGAGGCTGATTGGTTGTCATGTATGGCCTCAGTTGGGTGAGACGAATTGCCGCGTGCTTTCGCGGCTCTCACGCACTTCTTCGGGCGTGGGGATGCCGACCGTCTGGTAGAGGTGGGCGTTGATGTTGCGTAGGTTCATGTAGGCGGATGGGAACAACAGCGTTTCTTCCAGTCTCCGCTGGTCGCGTGTGGTCCACTCACGCTCGTCACTGTAGAGCGTTTCGGCGATGGCGAGGGGCACACTGAACGCCGAGTAAATCCACGAACCCAGCGGGGTCTGGCCTGCTGCACCAAGGGGGCCGCTGCCAGTGCCAACGCCCGACGAACGCATAGGTGCGAAGATGGAGTTGGCACCAGCAAGTTGCAACCCCACATCCATGATGCGGGGCGTGAGGCTTGACCATGCCGCGCGGCTGTAGAGCGTGAGGGCCAGCATTTCCTTCGACAGCATCTGGTTGCGGTACTCCTCAGCGTCGGGGCGACCGATGCTGTTGAGGTACACGCCCAGTGCGTAGGCAGCCGATGCGCCCACGGACTGCGTGATGTACGAAGTCGCGGCCATTGCCAGAGCCTCACCCTTGTGGCCGGGCGCGGCGCGAGCGACGTTGAAGGCGGGCTGGAGGGCGCGGTTCTGCCAACTCTGGATGCCGAACCGGCTCAGCTGCGTCAACATGCGGCCAAGGATGTTGTTGGTGGTGTACGAGGGCATGAGGCCCGCGTTCATCACGTTGCCGTAGCGCGTGGTCCAGCCAAGCAAGGCGCGGCGGAAGGCGGCTGCGTTCTCAGGCTGCCACTTGTCTTCGTTGAGGTCGTAGAAGCCAAGGTCGTTCTTGACGCGGTGGGCCTTCATGTCCGCGACGATGCTTTCAAATCGTTGCTGCGACAAGCCAAACTGTTCAAGGTCAGCGGCGCGCCACTTGATTTCACCATCCGCTGCGAGGCGGAAGTGCTTCAAAGCAACCAACACGACGCCCATTTCAGCAGCGTCCTGCGTGCTGCTGTTGCCCGACAGCTTGTAGGCGTAGTGGCCTGCCGTCTGGCCTGCCGCCTGCACCTTCTGCCCGGCTTTGAGCAGCGTGCTTTTCCCGGTGCCGACAACCGCTGGCGCGGCATCGTCCAAGAGTCCAAGCGGGCGACCAGACGCGAGGTTCTGGCCCATGCCCATGACGAAGGCGTAGTGACGAAGTTCAGGATCGTCCACGCCGTTGGCGAGGGCCTTCATCATCTGGTCGAGTTCGGGCACGGCCTTGGCTGCCACGGCGGGGTGGCTGTGAGCAAGTGCGGTCGCCACTTCGGTCAGATTCTGGATGGGCGCGGTGGGGTTCATCATCACGCGCGCACTGGTCACGCTCGACAAGCCGTTGACCATGCGGAACGCACCCTCGGCCCGGTCGCTGCCGGGGACGTAGGTAGGCGCACCGGCCAAGAGTTTGACGTGGTGACGCAGGGCGTTCAAGGCTGATTCGTCTGCGCTGGCGAGGTCGCCAATGCCGTCAGTCAGTTGCTGACGCATGTACGTCTCAAACTGGCCGGGCGTAACGAACAGACGCTGGCGGGCGGGGTCGCTCGTGCCGCCACCGGGTTGGGTGACGCTGGAGTACGCACGCTCCAGTTCGAGCATGGCAAGACGGCCCTCGTGGGCGTTGTTCCACCGCTTCATCATGGCTTCCGCGCTGTTGTCCAGCATGTCCATGATGCGGAGTTCGCGCATCTCGCCTTGCGTGCCGGGACCGAACGTGTTCTCCAGCCAGCGGTGGGTGTAGTTCTGGTCAATCTCAATAGCTGCCCGGTAGATGGGCGGCATCGCCTGGTCCTGCTTCATCTGCCGGACAAGGGCCTCGACCTGCTCGTCACTGAGCGTGCGAAGCAGCGGGTTAGCGCGGTAGGCCGCGATGGTGGCTTCCAGTGACATCTCGATGGGGATGCCGTTGATCTGGGCCAGCACATCCTTCTGCGTGCCACCGTTGCGGATGATGCTGTCCGCCTGCGTCTCTGCCTGCACGCGGGCGGCGGCTTCGATCAACTGTTCTTGATCGGCCACGCGGAAGTCAAACAGCGTCTGGTCGCCATTGCGTTCTGCAAAGGCTGCGGCCACACGGCGGCGTGACGCGGGCATGATGGCCTCGGCCAGTGCCTCTTTCACTCGGATGTGCCCATATGTCTCAACAGCACCGTCGATGCGGTCGCGCACCCAGATTTGATTGGGGTGCATGGCCGTATCAGGCACGTCCATCGCGGACGCATCGCCCTTGCGCTTGCTGTCAGCAAGGCCTTTGGCCTGCTGCTGCACCATGAAGTCCAGCACGCTCTGGACGTGCGGGTTCTCACTGCGAACGCCCGCCAGCATCTTGCGATACGATTCGCCAACAAGGTTGTCAAAGTCGCCCGCCGACATGGTGGGCAAGCCGTTTTCACTCTGCTGCTTGTTGAACGCCTCGCGCGCCTTGTCGCGGGTCTGGCCCCACGCACTGTCAAACTGCCGCTGGCGGGCACCGCGCTGCACAAGGCCGCTGGCAGAGTTCTCGCCGCGCATATCGCCCATGACCATCGCGGCCATGAGACGTAGCGGCATCTTGTCGCTGTTGGCAATCTGCGAGCCTTGCGAGAAGATGGACATGCGCGAGATAATGCGCTCTGCGCCTTCCATCGAGTCGAAGGTGACACCACTCAGGTCGTAGTCGCCGGGCTTGTACGAAGCATCCAGCGACACGCGCGAGAAACCAGCCATGCGGGCGGCGATGGAGGTGCCGCCAAGGCCGATGTCGCTGCCTGCGATGATGGTCAGATTGCGCGCCGTCATCGGATTGCTGGGCGATGCCGGGTCAGCAAGGCCGAACGTGTCGCGGTACTGCTTGGCCCAGCTTTGCAACTGGGGCGTGCCCACCTGCGGCGCACCCGCCGACATGCGGACGGACGTGACGAGGTTCTTGGCTTCCGTCACGGGGAGGTCGCCGAACGCATTGCGCACCACCGACACAATCTGGGCATCGCTCATGCCGTAGGCAATGCGGTCCAGAATCGGGCGAGTAAGTCCGGCGGCATCGGCGGCGTTACGACGCTGCACGATGGTCTGCACGGCCTCGGGTGACATGGCTGTTGCCGTGGGCACCATCTCAATCTGTAGCGCACGCTCACGCGCGATGCGCTGGGCTTCATCCCAGAACCGGCGCGGTTGTGCAGGCTCGGGCAACGCGAGGGGGATGGCGTACGAGTCCGGTGGATCGGGCTGGCTGCGGCGGGCTTCAATGTCGTCTTGCAGGTACGCGAGTTCAATCTCGCGTTCAACGTCTTCGCGCTGCGACTTCCATGCCGACAAGTTCTCGTCAAACACAGCCTTGGCCGACTTGCGAGTGACAATCCATGTGTCACTGCCCATGACCTGCGTAGCCGAGAAGAACCGCCCGGTCGTGCCTGCAAGCACGCCGTTGCTCTCACGCACAAACGCCTGCGCCGCGTCTTGGCTGGCGAACACGTAGGTGCCGTCTTTGAGAATGCTGCGAGGGCCAAGGCCGCGACGCTCCAGCGAGCGCACGGTGAAGTCAAGGGCCATCGGCTCGTCGGTTGTCCTCGCCTTGCCGAAAGAGTCGATGAGCGATTGCAGTTGCGTCAGCGGGGTCTGGTCCACGGGGCGAGGCTGTTCACCCACAAGGGCACCCAGCGCGTCAGTGCGCTGTTGCAGACGCTCGGACGCGGGCCGAATTGTGGGCTGCACGCCAAGTTGATCTGCGGTCTGGTTGAGGATGCGCGTGCTGGCAAGAGCTTCGCCAAACTGCTGGATGCTCATGCCCGGAGCTTCGCGGCGACGACGGTTGCGGGCAATCGTCTCATTCGCCTTGGGCGTAGGCGTACCAACACGCAGCGTCACAGCAGCATTCACGTCCGCCTCGTCTGCAATGTCGCGCGCGAGCTTGGCAAGCCGCACAGCTTCCGCGTCGATAAGCGGGTTGCGAACAGCGGGGATGGCATTGAACGCGCCGCCAAAGAAGAACTGTGTCGCCATCGCCACTTGCGCATCGGCGTTGGAGAAGTCTTCGCCGCGAAACTGGAGGGGTGCGCCAAGGGACTGGGCCGCACCACCTGCAAGGAATCGCGTCGCACGATTGAACCCAGCGGTCAGAGGCTGCTGGGCACCGAAAGCGAAGTTGCCGATGAAGTTGCCAGCAATGTCACCGCCGCCAAAGGACGGATCATCGGCAGAACGCAGCACGTCCAGAGGCAACTGTGTGCCAGCGTTGATGAGTCCCGATGACACGGCCATGCCCGCACGGGTAGCGAGGAAGCCACCGCGTGCGCCGCCGATGGCTGCACCAAGCCCGCCCGATCCAAGCATGATGGCAACCTGCGGCGGGTCCATGAACGTCGCCGCAACAGTCGCCACCGTGCCCGCAACGCCTGCCTCGGCAATGCGCTGGCGGCGGTCAGTGGTGTCCTGATACTGGGCTTTGAGAATGTTCGCTTCACCCTCACTGCGAGCGCGGGCAATGTCCTCCCAGTAGGCGGGAGCCACGCCATCGGTGAAGTCGTCCCAGCGGGAAAAGATGTCAAAGGTGGGGTCAACGTCTTCCTGCGAAGCACGCACCCGCGCAGCCAGCCGCCCGATCTGGAAGCCGGTCCACTGGTCAATGCTCACGTCGTAGGTGAGTTGATTGAGTGACCACTCGCCGTTGGCTTTGGACAGCGCGGCTATCTTGCGGTAGTAGTCGGGGTCGCCAGTGACGGGCGACACGCTCGTGAGCGGCGGTTCTGCGGCAAGCGGGAACTCTGGCTGTGCTTGCGGGCCGGTGGGCGTGGTGGGAGTTGTGAATTGGCTCATGTGTTATCGCGCGAACGGCATCATGCCGGTATTGAGATTGGAGTTGCGATTGCGTTCTTGTTCGGCGCGACGTGCCTGCTCGCGACGCTGGTAGGGGTTGGGCAACGCCGCCGCAAGCTGGTCGGTCGTGAACGCGATCTGGCTCACGTCTTCGGCAGTCTTGGGCTGCAAAGGGACAGTGGAACCCGTGCGGGTGTCGTAGACCATGTAGACACCGCTCTCCACATCGAGCATGAACGACAGGTCTTTGCCTGTGGCGGGCTTGCCGTCCACATCTGTCCATGACTGGCCGGACTTGGCGGCAATGTCGTCAAGCAAGAACTCCATCGCGCCGGGCAGGTCGCTGCTGACACTGGAATTCACGCGGCTGTACAAGTTCTCCCTTGCACCCATGTAGACCTTGCGGCCATTGACTTCCACGCTGTTGTTGTCAAAGTGCTTGACAGCCAGCGGGAGAGCCTGCTCGGGCGGAAGGCCACGGCGCGTGAACGTGTTGGCGATGCGGGCAAGGTGTGATTGCGTTACGCGGTCACCGTCCGCGACCTTGACGACTTCCTTGTCATTATCGGGGATGCGGGTGAAGCCCACTGTGCGTCGGCGTGTGGCAAACGCGAACGCTTGATCGAGCGTCGTGCCTGGCACTTCCATCTGGGACGCAACCAGTTCCATCGTCGCTGCCATCTTCTCGTCACCGATAAGTGTGCTGGCGTAAGACGGACTGCGAGCCGCCGCCTGTGAGTAGATGGCCCATGCACGCTGCATCGTGGGCGTTGCCCGTGCAGGTTCGTTGCTGTTGCTGGCGGTTTCTGCTTGCGACAGTGCTTCGCGCACCGTCGTGCGCCAGTCGTCGGGCACGTAATGGATGCGAGCGGCCTTGCTGACAAGCGAAGGCAGTGCAGCGGCGGCAGCGGTTGCTTCGATGGCACGCGGGTCCGTGATGCCGTTTGCGCGAGCCTTGTTGGCCTCGTTGAGAATCGTGGACTGCATGATTGCACTCCACCCCATCTCCATTGCCTGCGAGCGAGACATGCCCGCAACGGCCGGATCGGGAGCAAGCGTGGTGTCGCCCGCAAGCATGGCCGCGCCGGTGGCAGCAATCAGCCTGTCTTTGAGGTCTTGCTTTTCGAGTTCTTGCCGCTCACGCTGGCGTTGTGCGGACACCTGCGCAATGGAATTGTCAATGCTGCCTTGCAGTCGCACGGCAAAGTCGGGGTCCACCGTGCCGTTCTTCACTTCACTCGTCAGACGCTGGCGCAGTGCGGTCAGTTTGCCAACGTCGGGCGTGCCGTCATCGCCCGTGCTGAAGAACAAGTCGTCCATCAGTTGCCCGCGAATCTCGCTCTGCTGCTGATTGCGCAGGCGAGTCTGGGCGACTTGCGCCGATTGCACGAGGTCGGTGGCAAAGGCCGACGTGGTTTCGTCCTTGTCATAACCCAGCGTCGAAACGATGGCCCTGACCTTCTCCACGTCACCGCTCTGGGCGATGTCACGCAGGGCCGGAGCGACAACCTCACTCAGAATCTTTTCGGGCGGCGTAAACTTAGCGTTGGCGTTGATGGCCTGCACCGTGTCGCGGAATTGCTCGGGCGTAGTGTTCGGCGAGCGAAGCTGCTGACCGACGAAGAAGTGGCGTTGTTCCTCACCATCACGGCGGATGTTCACGCTCTTGTTGCTAAACAGCGCAAGCACGCGGTTGGCAATGTCGCGGCGTTCGCCAGCGACAGCATCAGGCGCGATAGACAGCGAAGACGCGACGTTGGCAGCAAACGAATCAGCCCATGCTTGCCGATCTTCGGGAGAATCCCCCACTACCGGCAGAATACTGGGGTCATTGCTGTTGACCTGCTCAGTCAGGCGGATAAGTTCGCGGTTGGCACCGTCAAGGAACAAGCCGCGCAGTGTGGCGGATTCTTCGTTTGCCAGTTGCTCACGCTCGCGCTGGCTTTCGCGTGTAATTGCGCGGTCGCGGTTGTCTTTGTCGATGGCTTCTTGTGCCATCTGGGCCGCTTCCGCTCGTGCCTCGCGCTCCATCTGCTGCACTTCGCGGTCAAAGCGACGGTTGGTGTCCATCACTTCGCTTGCCAGCGCAGCCCCGCCGCGCAGAATGCCGAAGATGTCCGATGCCGTCGTGTCGGGCGCGGCAATCGTCACGGGTTGACGCAGCACATCGAGCGTGCCGGTGATGGTGGATGGGGTTGCGCTCATGAGATTTCGCGATTGAGATTGCTGCGATCAAAATTGGAGCCAAGTTGCGAGCCAGCAAGGGCACCGGATGTTGCACCCTGCAACGTGTCAACAAGGAGGTTCCCGGCCATCTGCTGCGCACCCACGATGCCAGCCTCGTAGTTGCGACGAATGGTCGCAATTCTGTTGCGGCGATTGGTTTCGTTGATTTGCTGGTCAATGGCGTCATTGGCAAGCTGCACGCTCACCATCGCTTCGCCCAGACCTTCCGCCGTTGTCAGTCCGCGTTCCGCCGCCGATGCCCGCAAACTGCCAAGTGCGAGCTGACCGCGTTGCAACAGTTTGCGCCGTTGCAGTCGAAACGCATCGTCTGTTTGCTGAATTTCGAGCGACGCGCCAGCGGCCATCGCGTTCATTTGCCGACTGGCGGCACCGCGATTGCTGGCTGACTGCCAGAGCGAAAGGCCAGCACCAACGACTGCGCCAATGATGGCACCGTAAGGACCGCCCAGCATTGCGCCTGTTGCCGCGCCCGAAACTGCGCCTGCGCCGACAGACGCTCCTGTGTTTTGGCTCATACGTCCTCTTGTCAATTAGGTCAGCGGGGCCGGGCGACGTGTACCCATCGCGACAAACTCCACGCTTTGCAGGTTGCACGGGCGATGGTCGTTGCTGGCGACGGTGATGGTCATGTTGTCCAGCCCGCCGATGGGCGCGACACGGATGGAGGTTTCGCCCGCTTCAAAGCCGTTGGCGGGCGTGTAGTTGCGGATGACGGTGTCGTTGCTGCGTGCAATCTGAATCTGCATCGCTGCCGTGCGGCGCATCCGCATCATCATGGCCGATGCCACAACGGTTTCGCTCAGTGCCGCCGTACCGCCTTGGAAGCGGAAGAAGGGCCGCGTGAGCGTCACCGTCCAGTTGTACGGACGGCACAAGACACCTGTGCCCGCGTAGTTGCCAAGCACGCGAGCAGCCGTGCCGCTGGTGCGTTCAAGGTCACGCAGCACGCCGTCCGGTGTCCGCACCTTGGTCAGCGTGAGGTCCGTGAACGGCAGCGTGTAGTTGGTGTAGGTGCCGTCAAACGTGCCCGCCAAACTGGTCTGGCGGTCCATCATCAGCGGCAACTGGGTGGAGCCGGTGACGACGTTGAGGGCGGTGGAGTCGCGCGTGATGCGCATGACCTCAAACAGATACTGGCCGCTGCTGGCTGTGATGTTCTGGTTAGCATCGCGCGTGACACGCTCCACCAGATACCAGACTTCGTTACGGAGAGGGACAGCATCGACGATGCGGTAAGAATCGTCAAACTGGTAGACGCTCCACGCCCGCAACACTTCGCGCCCATTGAGGAACGCATTGCGCAGGACGTAGTGCAGGCGTGCATCGCGAGTGATGATGCCCAACCAGTCTTCACCAGGCACATGCACCAGCCGGTCGGCAGATGCTTCGAGCAGTGAAGGAACGTGGTCGGTGACGTTCTCGCCAAGGCTGGATTGCGAGAGCGTGTCGAAGGTCAGGCGTTGCAGGTTGGCAACCTGCCGTACCTGGCCGTCCGCCACGGCGGGGGTTGACAAGAAGTACGCCACACCGTTGCCAACGGCGGGCGCGTGGTCCACGGCGGGAGCCGAGGGGCCGATGGTGACAGTGGCGCGTGCGGGCGTGAACGTGTCGCCACCAATCACAAAGACGCGGCCCGGTTGGCTCATGGCAAGCAACTGGTCTGCGTAGGGAGCCAGTTCGTAGACGGTGGGCACTTGTGCATCGGAGAGAAGCAGGCCAAACGCATCGTCATCGGCCAATGTGTCCGCACGCACCCGGTAGAAGTTGTAGATGTCGTCGATGCGGCTGCACGCAAGGCGCGAGCCGCTGGCGAGGATGAGGCGGTTGCGGAAGACGGTCGCCGCCGTGATGGGCTGGCCTTGCGTGAGCAGAGGCAGAGCCGGATTAGTTTCGTTTTCGCCATCCTCGCGTGCGTTCCACTCGATTGGCTGCACTTCCCATATCGATGCCGTGCTGCCGTTCCCCGTGAAACTCAGGCGACGCAGTGCGTGCGGCATCGTTGCAGGGTCAGGCTTGTAGTTGGCTTCGTTGCTGGCGTAGACCTTTTCCCAGCGGTCAGCGACGGCAACACGCACGCTTGCGTCTGCGCCGGTGCCAGCGGTAATCGTGAACTCGCTGGGGGTCTTGGTGAACGGGCGGTCGTCCCTCGTCAAGTCGCCGTCGCCGCCCGTGTTCTGAATGGGAGCAAGCGGCGGGTACACCGTGGTCTGGTTGCCCGCCCACGGGCCAGTGACGCGGAACGAACCGTTGCCGCCGAGTGAGCTGTCCCAACCCACCAGCACATCGTCACCGCCAAGGTCGCGGAACTCCTGCTGGATGCGGTCGGCAATGTCGCTCATGTCGTTGATCGACGAACCGACAAGGCCGGAGAAGTTGATGGAGATTTCAAACTCGCGGCCCACGCCGTCAATGACCACATCGCCCGTGGCCGCAAGGGCCACCGATGCGCCGGGGCTATACGCCGGGCCAGTGGCTGCGTCACGCACGGTGATCTGGTCGTTGCTGTCCTTGCTGACAACCGTGAGGAATCCGCTGGATTCGCCAGCCGCGAACGTCACGCCGGTGCCGCCCGTGATGCGCACCATGTCGCCAGCAGCAAAGGTGTAGCCGGTAAAGCCGCCCGCCTTTGTCAGCGTCCACTCGTCACCTGACACCAGCGCAGCAGTCACGCCGGTCTGGCTCAGAGTCACGCGGCGGAACGCCATGCGGAAGCACTTGGGGTCGCTGCCGCTGTTGTCCCAGTCGCCACGCAACTGGTCCCAACTGGTGTAGGGCCACAGGCGAGCGAAGTACGTTGGGAAGGTATTGGCACCCGCGCCAAGGTACTTGTAGAAGCCTTCGGCAAGGTCCACGCCGTCCGCGCGGGCTTGGTGGTACGTGTCAATGGCGGGAGTCTGTGCCACCATCGTGTCGGCATCATCCCACGTCGCCGTGAGTGAATACGACGGGCTGGTGAGCATGGCGATAGGACGCTTGGTGTTGATGACCAGCGTGGTGTCGCCTGCCGTCACGAGCTTGATGTTGTTGGCCGTCGCGCCATTGGCGTTGAGGTACGCCTGCGCGCCCGTGCCATACGTGACCGTACCTTCCACGGGGGCCGCATCGTTGAACCGCTCGAAGGGACGCAGCCGCATGTCGCTGCCGACCATGCCGCGCAGAATCACGTACCGCTCCTGCGAGTCGCGGTCGATGGCGTGCAGGCGGTAGTTGGCTGCTGCGGTCAGGGCGTACACCGAGCGATACGCCGTGCCCGCGCGGCGGCTTGCGCCGTTCATCACGGCGAAGTCGCAGTTGATGGCGTTGCTCACCTGGTTGCCAAAGCGGGCGGACTCTGGCTGCTGGCTGATGCCGCCGCTGAGTGTCCCGGTGGGCAGGTTCATACCTGCGCCCGCAAAGTCGTCGCGACGGCTGGTGCGGCTCATAAGTTACTGCTGACGCTGAGGCATCGGAGGTGCGATGGTCGGACTGCCCGGATACGCCGGTGCGTTGGGCACACTGGGGGGCGTGATAGCTGATGCCACCGCCGCGTCATACGCGATGCCGCGTTCATCCACGCTGTCGGGCATCTTCAGTTGCTGATACCGGCGCGTGGCCGTTGCCAGCACTCGCAGTTGCTCGTTGCGTGGCAGGTTTTCAAACGAGCGGCGGTCCCACACGTCAAACGTGTACAGGCCCGGCTGGAACGTGCTGTTGCCGTCCGCCGTGGCGATCATCGTGCCGCCGCTGGGAATCAGGCGAATGTCCTGGCGTGCGAGCTTGCCAACACCCTGCACCTGCACCGCTGTCGATCCAAGGTTGATGGTGCCAGCCGCTGCGAGGTTGAACTCCACGTTGTACCGCTTGCACGAGGGGAGGCCGCCAGCAACTTCCTCGTCGCAGGCCATGTCCAGAACGGCCTCAGCATCGCCCGCGTCGCTGCGGTTGTAGGTCTTGCTGGGCCATGTGCCGCTGGAGTCAAGGGCTGCTGTGCTGTAGTTGGCGCAGCGCATGAGAATCCAGTTGACCCCTTCGAGTCGTGTCATCACAGACATGGATGCTCCTTACTGGCTGACGGCCACTTCGACGTAGGCGGCGGAAACCGTGTGCGACGTTGCGCCGGTGATTTCGAGCATGAGCGTTTCACCACCACGCAGCACGATGCCGGGGCGATTCAAGCCCTCGTCGGCGGCGATGATGTCCACGCCGTAGTTGCTGGCGACGCTTCGCACCGAGTAGACGCTGCTGGCCGTGAGGCCGGAGATGTTGCTGCCAGTCGCTCGCAGCGCAGAAAACCGCGCCGTCTCGCTGCTGCCACTGTCCACGTTGACGAACGTGGCTGCACTGCCGCCCGATGCGGTGCCGGTCGCGCGAAGCACACGCACGTTGACGTTGGACGTGTTTGCGTCCACGAACGCCACCATGAGCTTGCGCACGATGATGTCACAGTTGGCATTGGCGGTGATGTTGAAGAAGACTTTGGGCGTGGTGCCAGCCGCCAATGCGACATCGGCGAAAGACGTTTTCCAATCGCTAGGCATACGTGATTCCTTGGTTGTGCTGTGTCAGCGGGGTTCTTCGGTCATGCCGCCACCGGGCGTAAGCGTGCCACCCGTGCTGATGGGGCCGGTGTTGCCGGGGTTGGTGACACCGCCGATAGTGCGGTTACGCCAACGCCAGTTGTTGCGGAAACTGGGGACGGGTGCAAAGTTGGGACGACTGAGCAGAATGCGTCGCCGCGTACGAATCGGCGGGTCAGGTTGCGGGTTGGGCTGGGGGATGTTGTCGCCTTCGACAATAATGCCGCCCGCGCTAGGATCAATCGTGCCAGGATTCGTGTCGGGGTTGCCGTCACCGGGGCCAGTTCCCGGATCAGTGCCAGGGTCTGTGCCGGGGTCCGTGCCCGGATCGGTGTCATCGGGGCAGCACGACAAAGGCACATACGGCGCGGTGGTGACCGTCAGGCCAAACACGCGGCGGTCGCAACTCATGTCGTCCTCCGCTGAATGTACCAGTCACGGTCTTGCCACATGGGCGTGCGTCGCTTCTGGGGGATGCGATTGCGCTGCAAGGCGTTTTCTTCGTTGAGCATCGAGATGCGTGCCTCGCGTTCACGCTCCAGAATGCGGGCGTAGCGGGCACGGTCTTTGGCAGCATCGCACATCGCAAGGGCTGCACGGGCGACGACGAACAACTGGACGTGGTTGGGCAAGCACTCAGGCGTGAACGCTCGCCGCACGTTGAGTGTCACGGCCTCGGGAAACACGTAGGTGTTGTCCTTGTGGTTGTAGACGCGGTTGCCGATGATCGACATGCGCTCAAAGGGCCAGTTCTCACCCGGCTCTGCACTGAGCGTGCTGCCGTCAAAGACGAGGTAGCCGTTCACGTCGGGCGTGAGCGTCACGTCGTCGAACATGTTGCACGACAGGGTGAAGGTCTGCTGGACTTCACGCGCGCGACGCTCGATGTGGCTCTGGGCGACAGCTTGCTTGCTGCGGCCCCGTGCCCCTGCCGGATCGAGTGCGGCGCAGGATGTGTTCTCGGCGAGTTCGAGAACATCACGCACCATGTCGAGCATGTCCATTAGGTGTTCGTCTCCACGTAGACTTCAACGTCAGTTGCCGGTGACGCGCCAGCACGCCACACGTCCACATAGATGTCGTAGTTGCCGAGGTCTTCGATGCGAAGCACGGCGGGCGTATTGTCGGCGGGAGAGTGAACCAGCGGCGCAGCCGCACCCAGCGTCGTCAGCAGGTTCGTCAAGAACGCACTGGCTGTGAATGTCAGTGTGTCAGCAATGAAATCGGTAGCCGCTGCGGGCGACACGATGTTGCCAGCCGTGAACGCGCCAGTGCCAAGGCTGATGATGGTGTTACCGCTGATGTCAGCCTGCTGGGCGTTTACAAAGTTGTGCCGCGCCCAGATGGCAAAGCTACCTGTGGCGTTATCGGTGTTGGCGGCAAACATGAGTTGCACACCGCGATAGCGAATGTTGTTGGGCTTGCTACCGCCAAGCTGGACCAGCACACTGCTGGCGGTGGGCGCAGTAATCAACGGCCCAGTGATGGTTGCCGCCGTCGCCGTGAAGGGGCCGAATCGGTTCATGCCCGATGAGTACAAATTGAATGACATGGAAGCTCCTTAGCGGAATCGACCGCGAACGCGGAAGGTCTGGTTGGGGTTCATGATTTCGTTCCACATGGTCGCGGCCATGTAGTCCGCGCCACTGCCGACCGTGA